TGCGTTGTTGACACCTTTGTAGGTCTTGTAGTCTCTGTACCATCTATCAACAAGGTAGGCAACACAAGTCCGTAAGTCAGGAAAATCAATAAACCCATCAACAATTGTGATCCAATTACCGTTAACGAATTCTTGTGTAGATCGATTAGAGCCTGTTCCTTTGAGTCCAAAATAATTGTTTTTACCCGAGACATCTTTTCCCCAGTTTGATTCTAATGCCCATTGCGCTGCTACTAACTCTGGATATTTAGCACCAGAGACCTTGGCTGCTGCTACAACACCATCCCAGTCATTGGTGTAGGTGTTATCAACTGGCGCATCAGTGCGATATTTGGTAAAGAATTCTTTTAGCTTATCGGCAGGTGTAATAGATTCCAGATAATTGAATGCGTCATCTTGTTGCTTAAGTCCTTTGTAAAATTTAACTGCATCAATAATTTTGTCTGCCATGATAATAAAAACCCTTAGTTGATTCTAAGGGGCTTTATTTGTAATCACGTTTTTATTGTTGACAATACCAGGCTTTGCGTCGTTCCAATGTCGTATGACACCTGCGACTATACAAATATTAGTAATGAAATAAGTGACAAAGATTCCGGTACGAATCAATGCCACCATATCAGCTTCTTTGTTGTGGCGCCCAGCTTTGTCTCCAAGAGCTAGGCACCATATACGCCAAAGGTTTTTAATCAGGCGCCAGTTGCCCAAGGTACGCCAGCAGCTTTGGTTGGTGCGGCTTGCTCATCAAGTTGTGACTGAAGAGCAGCTTCAATTTCGGTTACCTTATCGGCACCAAGAGCTTCCTGTACCCAGCTAATTACTTGAGCTTCGGTAAGGTCAGCAAAAGGAATCAGGTTTTCAGGACGCTCAAACCCAATGCTGCCATAAGCACCTGCTGAATAAGCAGCACTTTTGGCCGAAATGGTGTAATGAGCGGTAAACACAAAACCATCTGCGGTTTCACGTTCCAGGTTGGCAATAGCCCAGGTAGTGGTAGTGACGGATGTCATAGTAGGAAAGAATGACGTTACAAGTCTAACAATACTATAAGATAAATACCACTATTAGGTGAGTAGTGAAGGTGACTACTGGATTTATTATGCTGCTAAACCGACAAAAGAAACATAAGAATCTAGACCGTTGACAACACCAGCATTGTTTATATAAGTAATGGTCAGCTTGATGGCCCCGCTAGCGCCATCATTCGCTATTTGAACAGACGAAACTGGGCTTGTGCCCCGTGTAACAGTAGATACTGCCGCCAAGGTTGCGCTAGATGTTCCAAGGCTAGTTGTGACAATACTGTAGACACCGGTAAAACAATTTGCGCCTCCAACTATAACATAAAAATGCCCTGCCATTGCCTGGTTATAAGGGTTCCCAGCAGCAGTTCGACCTACCCAAACATCAACGGTTGAATTATTAACCGCAGCAACAGTACGTGTATCAGAAATACAACGAACAATACTACCAGAACCTTTAGAGAGTTGACTTGCTGTTAAAGCGTTGTTAAAACCCTCTACAAACGCAGTAGACGTGCCAACTAAGAGCCTGCCGGAGCTGTCGATGCGGGCGCGTTCATCAGCGGTTGACCAGTTAGCTGCACCCGTACTGCTTGCGTTATAGAAGACAAGCGATCCAACACCGTTTGCATCGCTACGAATGAGGCCGACGGCAGCCTTGGCGTAAGTTGCATCCGAAGAAAACTCAAGGCCTGCAATGCCGGTGCCACTGTTGCTGTTTTGGGTTCTAATTCCCGCAAAATTGTTGCCACCAGATTGTAAGACATGTAGAGCCTGAGCAGGGCTACTAGTCCCCAGACCTACTAGTCCTGCGTTCGTAATCCTCATCCGCTCCGTAGGACTAGACGCGCCGTCTGCCGTAGTGGAGAACACTAGGCGGCCTGGCATGTCGTTAGCGCCGGGGGTGGCGTCTACTTGGGCAGTAATTGTGGCCGCTATAACATCTTGTGTTCCATCAGCCCCATAAAAATATAGTTGACCCAAAGAGTCCCCTGATAAAACGGTTGTAAAACTTCCAGTTGCTGTTCCGCGTGATTTATAAAAGCCAAACCCAGGCCCAAAAGCTCCCGCATTGTTTCTGCGAAGAGAAAGTCCAGAGTTGGATTCAGTGGTTCCTTCAACTTGAACCTGAAAACTCGTAACGCTACTAGACGTGCCAACTAACAGTTTCCCAGAGCTGTCGAGGCGCATGGCCTCTAGATTGGCCGATGTCTGATATGTTTTGAATCTTAATGAATAGAGGGCGGGGCTTTCTCTTACGTTTTCAATGCTACCTGTTGCGGTTGTGCCATCATCAAATGCAGAAAAGTCAATTCTCGCCCCTGTTCCATCAGTTTGACTATTGTTTTGCAGAAATAACTGAGTAGCTATTGCACCTGCTGAAGTATTGACGACGTGCAACCGATAATTAGGGCTACTAGTTCCTATGCCTAGTCGCCCACTGCTATCAATGCGGGCTTTTTCGCTGTTGCCAATACCAAAAATAAGATTTGCTTCTGATCGAATAAGTCCATCTGCGGTCGAAGACCCAGTAAGCCAACTTGACCCAGCGGTGCCCACGTAAAGGGCTTGAGTGTCTGAGCGAAAAAACGTTGCACCACCCCCACCAGCGTTAGTGGTATTAAGGTATAAAGGTTGATAACCAGATCCAACAACATGAAGCTGGCTCTGCGCATTAGGCCCAGTAATGCCAATCCCTACAAGCCCTCCGGAGGTGATGCGCATTTTTTCTTGTATAGCACTAACACCATTTGGTCCACTTGTTACATTATTTGTATAAAAAGCCAACGCGCTATTCCAACCAGCAGCTTCGCGCAAAAATCCAATGCCTGCTGCTATCCCAGCGCCGCCTACATCTCCCGTACCAAAATAAACCTGCTCGCTATTATTAGCAATACCACCAAGTGTAACAACACCATTAGCGCCAAAAGATCCTACGTTAACAATGGGTGTTGTAGCCGAACCTGTCAAAGCAATATGTAATTTTCCGCCAGGACTACTAGTCCCCAGACCTAAAAGCCCACTGGAGTCCAGGCGCATGCGCTCGGTGCCAGCCGATCCAGTACCGAAAATAAGAGTTGAATCTCCATTTGACTGAATACGGGCAGATTCAGTTGAACTGGCATTTGGATAAAAACCAATTGCACCGATGTTGTCTGCACTTCGCCCACGCACCCCTATTGCCATACTGGAACTGTTGCCAACAACCTCTAGAGGATTACCGATTGCTGCTGTAGATGCTCCAATAATTACCCGTCCACTTGCATCAACAAATAACCGCCCAGTGCCATTAGTTGAGATGGCTACTTGGTTTGCACCAGGGCTATATATGCCTGTATCCGTGTCGCCGGTGAAGGCAATTGATGGTGCGGCAGCACTGCCAGCAGCAAATATACCTGAAGTGATATTAGTTGTTGTTACGTTTATCGTGCCGCCGGTAATAGTTGTACCAGACAACGTGACAAAATTAGCTGTAGTACCGGTAACAGTGGTGCCGGTAACAGTAGTAAAACCAGCCGTATCACCTGTAACAGTAGTACCGGAAAGTGTTACAAAATTAGCAGTAGTGCCAGTGACTGTAGTACCAGTGACTGTAGTAAAACCTGCAGTGTTGCCGGTGACAGCAAGACCTGAAATAGTTGTCGTACCTATAACTGTAACGCCAGTGATTGAAGTAAATTTACCAGTATTACCTGTAACTGTTGTGCCAGAAACTGTTACAGCATTAACAGTGTTACCTGTAACAGTAGTGCCGGTAACAGTAGTAAAACCAGCAGTATTACCTGTAATAGCAAGACCTGAGATAGTTGTTGTACCTACAATTGTAACGCCAGTCACAGACGTAAATTTACCAGTAGTGCCTGTAACCGTAGTACCTGAAACGGTCACAAAGTTTGCTGTTGTACCTGTAACTGTTGTACCAGTGACTGTAGTAAAACCTGCGGTATTGCCAGTAACAGCAAGACCTGAAATAAACGCAGTGCCTACAATCGTGCCACCTGTAATTGAAGCAAACTTGCCAATACTGCCTGAAACTGTTCCAGTAACCGTTAAATTACCTGAGATAGAATCAACAATACCTGAAACTGTAACGCTTTGATCTAAACTGTTATTAGTAAAAGTAACTGTATCAACTTTAAGAATTCCGTATGCCATAATAATTTTTAGTGTAATTACATTAATTCTATGTTACTTATATCCTAGTAATTTTATGCATTACAACATTAAATAGTTTAATCACCAAGTAGTTATTCCTGTTCGCTTCCATGTATTGGTAGCAGTGCAAACATAAATATAACTGGTATCCCAGCAAATTTCTCCAGTATTTCCTGATGCTGATGCAGAGGCTGGAGTTCTTGAAGTTGCGACTTTAATTCCACTGCTTTGAACTGTTAAATTATTCTGTATATCTAAAGACCCATACAAGGTCCCGCCAGTAGCTGTTAAATAATAAGTATTCAGGTAATCCTTGTAACCTGATATGGTAATTTTTTTATTTTTTAAACTAGGATCAACTTCAAATACGTGCACCAAGGTAAACAGGTCCTGTTCGCTTACCTGGTCGCCTGCTATACTTGGGAGTTCAGATATTCTTCTATTAGCCATTTAACAGGCAACAAATTCTCTTACTAAAATTATAAGTCCTATTTACTTACTCCACTTCACTTCAATGCGGGGAAGATTATTTGCCAGGTGCCAACCACCTTGAATACCTAGTACCAGGCCACAAGAAAGCATAAATACAATAATCAATTCCGCTACGGTCAAATTACGACGGACGTAGACAACCCGATCAGGGGCAGAGGTAGACCTAGGTGCTGGACGCACGGGAGCAGGGGGTACACTCTGATTCAATGTTGCCTGAATAGCTTGAGCACGAGCTTGTGCTTTGAGTTGTTCCAGGATTTCTGGAGAGATATACCCTTCAGGAATCTGTGGGATTTGCGGGGGTGTACTGGCGGGAACTTGATTTTCTTCCATTGGTAACAATTTGTTTGTTTTAAAGCTAGCATAAAAAAAGAAATATTGACACCATGCAACACGGCCTAAGAAAAAGCCTTGAGGATATTGCGGTTGAATTAAAGGGTATCAAAACTATCCTGGGTTCCATGTGGCATTCACGCTACAAAACCGAAGAAACGGACCTGATGAATCCTGAGATGTACGCTGACGAATACATTTCAACAGAAGAATGTGCCAAGCGCCTTAATATTTCTGATCAAACAATTAGAAATTGGATTAGCAAAGCAAAAACTAAGGGCGGCACAGGGTGGGTAGAAGGTATACACTATATTAATATTTGCCCTCGCGCCAGTGGTAAGGCGGTTATTCGTATTCCGTGGAATGAATTAGTCCGATCTTTCTCTAAGGATCGACCAGTGGAACCCAGTGATTTACGAAATAAGACCATGTATGTCTACAAGCACAGCGCCCACTTGTGATATGACCCATCTAATAGAAGACCTAGACGTAACAACCGTCACTCTTGAGAATTATTCTCAATTACTCCCTAGTATCATAGCAAAACAAGTTACCCTTTTCCTGCCACCCTTTGGTTCCTTTGATGACGGATGCCTCCAGCGGTACCTGTTAAACATCAGAGATTACGAGGAGGAGGACGCTAATTCAAGTATGACCCTTGCCAATAGATTACGGTTAGCGTTTGCTGACATGACACCTGATACGATCTGCGGTAGGTTCCCGCAAGCCGAGTTATCTCTCAAGAGAAGATTAAGGTGTGTTGCTGAGTACTTGATTCGAGCCAAAGAATTTAATAAACTAAAAGATGACAACGGAAACCTCGTAAAGAAACGAGGCATTATCGGTAAGATGGTCTGTGTGTACCAGCCGCTTCCCAAGTTGCTTGAATCTCTTACCAAACAAGGACTTATTCAACCATGACCAGACGAGAAGACCTGCTAGCCAATCTGCTTGACAAGGACTATTCCCCTGAGAAAGCAAAGATTCTAGATACGACCGTACGTTTTGTCCTCAGTGACATGGGTCAAATGTATCTTGAGTTCTGGGACAAGGAGGGTCCAGGGGTCATGGTATTTCAGCCTCAGCTAGAAGATCGAAGCATGTTCTATTGGACCCTTGAGGAATTACATGGGGCACAAGAAGAATGTGAAGAAGCCAATAACGATGATCTTGCCGAAAGCTTTCGTCGTATCTTAAATGCTGCTCAGAAGATTGATCCTGCGGAGAAGGCTGGGTACATCATCAATGATCACAATGGTTTACGCTATTTTGAAATCAACTACAACCAGGTGACAGAATAATGGGCGTCAACTTTAATATGCGTAAAGAGGACCAGGAGCTTATCACGAATGCAGACTTGGTTACCGCAGCGCACAGCCTCCTGGGGGAAATTGATCTTGATGCTGCTAGTTCCAAGCTAGCCAATACGTATGTAGAAGCCACTAACTTCTATACGCCCCAAGATGATGGACTAAATCACATTGAATGGTTTGGGAAAGTTTACGTATTTCCTCCCAGTGGATCATATTATTTTGACAAGCGTTTAGATAAATGGAAGATGACACGTTCCAACGCTACTGCGATAACGTCATCTCATGCAGTGTGGTTCCATAGGCTATATCGTGCTTGGTTAAGTAAAGAAATTGAGCAGGGCTTGTACTTTACCAACTGTCCTGACATGATCAGGTACGAGCAAAAAATATTTGATTTCCCTGTCTGTATCCTTAAGACGTGCCCAGAGCTAGTCAAATTTTCAAGTGAGGGAATCAGCACACAACGCACCTGTACTTCACTCGTGGTATACCTCCAACCGCAGGACGACGCATCTGCGGCAACACAAAGATTTATTGATATTTACTCTGAGAAAGGTCGGATCCTTTGCTGAGTAGGGTACACTGAGTAAGACTGAAGCCCACAGATGACCCTTCTCTGCGACCTAGAAATTAAAGATCTTGCTTTGAATCATGGCATGATTGAGCCATTTGTGGACCGTATTGTTAGAGAGGAAGATGGGCGACGTGTCCTCAGCTACGGCTTGGGTTCTTATGGGTATGACATCAGGCTGTCACCTATGCAGTGCCTTGTTTTTGGTCGTATTGATGTAGGTGAAACTGACCCTAAGAATTTCAATCAAGAAATCTTGCGACCCACTGAACTACTCAAAGATGAACGCGGAGAGTACTTCCTTATTCCTCCCTATGGATATTGCCTAGCGGTAGCAGAAGAACGCATCTCACTTCCTGAGGATGTAACCGTTATTGCAATGGGGAAAAGTACTTATGCCCGATCAGGGATTATTACAAATATTACGCCAGCAGAAGCACGGTGGGAAGGACATCTGACCCTTGAGATTAGTAATGCAACACCATTGTTTAATCGTATCTACGCCAATGAAGGCATCATTCAACTGATGTTCTTTAAGGGAAATCCCTGTGGCACAACCTACGAAGATCGCAATGGTAAGTACCAGGATCAACCCAAAGAAATTGTTACGTGCCGAGTATGAAACTTGATCCTGCAGATGTAAACCAACGGTTGGAAATATTACAAATCATTACTGATGCTGTGGTGCACCAGGAGAATGACGCATTGCGTTTAGCTCTTAGCCGGTGTCGCACTAAGAATGTGCAGTGGGTCTTGAATACAATTCAAGAAATATTCACCCACTTGCAAGACGCCCTGGAGATGCAAGACTATAGTAATTACTTAGACGAAGGGTAGGCCGTACGTACTTTTGGGCTTAGCTGAATACTGCGTACTACCTACGGGTGAAAATACCTCTCCTTGATCCGCACTAGTTGGTTCACGGAGAGCAGCACTTTGCTTGAACTTACCAGCGGACTTTGCTGCTGCCATAAACTTTTGTACTCTTGCTTCTTGCTTTTGATTTCTGGTATCAGCGCGTCCTGCTGTTTTTTGTTCTTCTGTATCTAAGTGACGCGTATCAACGTTATAGCTAGTACCAGGGTTCAGGTCAGATGTATCGCTTACAGATGTCCCTGCGTCCACCGTGGGATCATATCCACCAGGGATGTAATCCTTTGGTGAATCCTTACGTGGCTCGTAGAATCGTCCCATGTTAATATTGTAATCGAAGAAGATTTAAACAAATGCATAACGCAATAAATGCTGATGATTTCTTAGGTGAATTCATGCGCCGTAGCATTCCTAACCCTGATGAAGTTGGGGGTCGTCAGCTGACTGAATGTGATTTTGGTGCAGAATTAGACAACGAAGAGAACGACGTTCCCCTTTATGACCAGTACAATAGAGGTCTGGTGGCTACGCAAGAAGGCCGCCCTCGTTTAAACCTTGCTCTAGAGGGAAACCAATGTCCACCCAACATGCAACAGGAAACCAGCCGACCGGGTCTTACAGGTTATATTCCGAGTGTGGAGGAGGGGATGGAAGTAGGAGCTGTGCCACTGGCGAAGGGTGCAGTATTGCTGGACCTGAGCCAAGTACCAGGGAAAGAAAAGAAATTGTCGGCTTTGATGCGCCGGGGCATGTAATTGATATGGTAAATCATCCCCCTCATTACAGCCAAGGGGGAATTGAATGTATTGATGCAATACAGGCTGCGCTAACACCCGAGGAGTTTCGTGGCTACTGCAAGGGTAATGCCTTGAAATATACCTGGAGAGAAAGAATAAAAGGACAGGATGAGTCCCTTAAGAAAGCTCTGTGGTACCTAGAGCGTTCTCAGAAAGGCTGAAGGTTATCTTCGTCTTCCTCATCTTCATCTTCGTAGTCACCACACATCAGAGCTAGTTCTTCCAGTTCTAGTTCTGATGAAATATCAAAATCAACATTGACGCCTTCTTCGGCCAGGATATCTTTGATGGCGGTGATCTCCATCAAGCGTTGGCTATAAAGATTCAATAAGGCACAATAAAGCTGATCCCACGTCATCTCCGCTGCTTGTATCTCTGCTTTGCGCCTAGCAAATTTGAACTCCAAAGGAAGCTCAAAATCCTGGGGTTCAATAGAGGGGGCCATTGGAGAATTCATACGCTGCCTGTACCTATTCTAAAGCTTACACCACAATTTCAGACTGTTGTAATTTTGGTAGCTTGAACTGATTTATGAATTCAGTTAGTACCACAGGGTGGATGGCTTCTTCTAGATGCCTGATAGCTTTGTTTTGTGTAGGAGTATTTTCATAACGAGCAAAGGCATTCAACAAAAGTTGCCCACCAAAACTGACGTTATATTCCTGAGCGCTGGCTAAGAACAGGTTAATTTCTTCTCTACGCCTAAAGACAAGGTTACTTACGACTTGATGATCCTGGTCAAAAACCCAGCGATACATTTCTTCTGCTACGGTTTCTCGATCACCGTCTTCAATTGCATCAAGGATGTCACTGTAAAGAAAGGGTTCCCAGCCAATGGAATGAACAAAAGAAACCAGTGCTTCTAACATGTACCCATTAAGACCAGGCACTTCTTTGTCAAGGGCTTTCTTAATTTCTTCTATTTCGTACTTTAAATATTCTGTTGCTTTTTCATACGTACATAACTGACTTTTGCCTACGGGCTGACCATCGGGATAGTACTGGCTACCAAATCCAATAGTGTAGGGTGCTGTACCAGTGGAGGGATCAGGGAAAGATTTTTCATTAAACCCTTCATATTTCATGATTAGATCAATGCCAGTAGATAGATCCTGCACGATGGAAGTAAGCATGTTACAACCATCATACATAAGTAATCCAAATTGCGTTAGTTTTTATTCACCACAAATCGTTGCATGCCCAATATCTTGGGGTGTTTTTATCCATGGGTTTATCACATCCCATTCTTGATCTAAAATTAGCACGACGTTTTTTATCGTGGTGTTGTGTATAGTCTTGATATCCACGCCTGCCATACCTAACTATTTTTTCTTCTCCATCATGGCATGATTTAACAACCCACTTATGCGTATCCCCAGCTGGAGCCCGCTGAGGTTTATTGCACTGCATGCTTTCTTTTTTGTAGCGACCAGCGGCACTTGCTGCTTTTCGATGTTGATCAGACATTATTTCTTTTTAAACAAAGAGGCGTAATTACCAAGAAACGACTGACTTTCGTCTAAGTCGGTATCTTTTGTACTGTCAATATCTATTTTAAATGGACTATCTTCTTCTTCTGTTGTTTCTTTTTTAGAAGTTGACGCTGTATCTTCATTGAGACTTTCCAAAGTACTAAGGGCTTCATAGGGATCTTTAGGATTAAACCCTGAAAAACTGAGCGGTTTATTCGTCGCACCAAGGTTTAAGAATTTCATGTCTTCTTGATTTACATCAGGCATAAAATCTTTATAAAAATTTTCTTCGGTACCTTGAAAACCTGCTTTTTGAAAAATTTTATATAACTCTGTATCCGCTAATGGTGTTCCTGTTTTATAATCTTCTGGTCTATCTATGTAAGTGACTCCCAAGGATTGTTGAGTTGGATCTTGTTTTTTTTCGTTTAAATATTTTATTTCTTTCCTTATTTGTGTAGCTGTATCTGATCGCAATGATTCAGTAATATAAGATTTCAATTCTTCTACAGTACCTTTAAAATCACTAATTCCATATCTTTTCAATATTTCGTCCCAGGCTTCTTTATTGGTTGTTGGATCAACACCTTTTAATATTTCATCAGCAAATTCTTCTGGTTTAACAAAGTTTACCCAAGGTGTCATGCCACTTTTTTCTGCTTGTGTTTTTAACGCAGGAAGTATTTTAGTGTAAATTTCATCACTTACTTTGCCAGCATTAAGTATATCTTCAGCAGCATCATATCCTTTGCCTTGTCCTTTAATTTGAAAATGCATTTGAGCAAATTGTGCCTTATCATTTACATCAACGCCAAATCTATATGCTTGTTGTTCCCAATAAGAGTCTCCTTTGTTAGCTGCAATTGCAGCTTTAGCTTCTTCCCAGTCTTTTTCAACTGTTGCTTTTTGATTAGCATACGCAGTCTCTCTTGCTTTATCTCCTACTGGATTAAAATAAAAATCAGAATCAAAAAATTTGTCATCACTTTTTTGAACTTGGTCCAAATAAGCTTTAGCTCTTGTGTCAGCAGTTAACTGCATAGCATTAATTAAGTCTTGCGTTTGGAAAGGGTTTTGTTCTTCTTGTCTAACGTTTAAATATTCATTAAATTCATCCATTGAACGTGATGTATCAAATCTTGGTTTTAAATAACCGTCAATATAATTTTTAGCAAACTCTTTCTCTATGTTGATTTGTTTTTCTACGTCTTGTTCCTTGTATCCTAAGATAAGGTCTTGATCATATTTTGTTTTTAAAGTTTCATCAAACCATTTTTGCCAGTTATATGTAACATTGTTTTTTATTCCTGTTAATTTTTCCATTTCTTTCTCAAGCTTTTCTTCTGATTTGCCTCCACTAGTAATACTGAGTATTCCACCTACTCCCGTATCACCAAGAATAGAGTCGGTGAGTTGCTTATTAACATTTAATATGTCCCCAAAAGTACTGAATCCTTTATAAAGACTTAAATTTTGTTCTTGTGCTTTAGCTTTTTTCATTTCAGCTATAGTATCTTTTAAAACGTTTTGTGTTAAAGCAGAAAACTTTTTAACATCTACTTGCATTTTTTCACCCCCCGCCTGGTTAATTGCGTCTTCTAATTCAGTAATACCAGATCCTGCATTTAAGTTGTATCTAAAAGCAACTTGTTTATCTTCTGGTCTGTTTGACAATCTAAAAAGAATAGTAAATTGTTCTTTGTCAGTTGGATCAAGATATTTTTCTTTTGCTAATTGACTCCAATATGGATCATTATTTTTTGCTGCCTCCCATGCATCAGCTACCTCTTTTATTCTCAACAATCTGTCAGATTGTGATTCATTAGGAATACCTAGTTGTAGATCTCTTACGGCTGCAATATCTTTATCGGTAGGCTTTAATTCTTTATAGTTGCTTGCTGCTTCTATTGGCTTTACTGCATTACCACGAACACCTGCTTTCTTTCCAATATTTGTATAGTGTTGTAAATAAAAACCCTGCTCTCCATATCTGTCAACAATGTCTACATCGTCATTGTCTACCGCTTTTTTCCATTCTTGTGCTGCTTGACCGTTATTTTGTTTTTTATAAAAGTCAGGCTCGAAATCACCATCTAAAGGTTTGGCCCCTAAATTAGTATCCCACGTTTCTAGTTTTTCTGTTTTATAAAAAGATTTAAAATGTGTTTCAAGATTAGATTGAAGTGATTTTTTTTCATCTTCTGTCAAATCTGATAAGCCTTTAATCGCATTTCTTATTGTTTCTCTTTCGTCTACATATTGTCCTTGTTTGACTCTTGTAGCTGCATTTATGACCGCATCATAAGCTGTATTTTTTGCGCTGTTTTTTTTATTTAATACATCATTAGCAGCATTAGATGCAATTATAGAATTGTTATTATTTGAAATAGTTTGGTTATTTGATTTATTTATATTATCTTCATTAGCTTTAAGTTCATATTGTGTTTGATTGTCTTGGGTCCATTTAACTGGCTTGCCGAGACTTGTATACCAATTTACTACACCCTGTCTATATTTTTCTGCGTTGTCTGTAGCCAACAAGTCTGTTGTTGGTTGCTGTGTATCATGGTCAGTTTTTTCTTTTGTGACAGTCCATCTATTGCCATCTGACTGGCTAGAATCATAACGAAGACCCATTAACTTGCCTGCTTGTACGTCACGTAATCACCAGTGTACTGGAAAATATTAAATAGTTCTTGATTCATCCATTCTTTAATTTTTTTCATGCGCTCTTCACAGAAATAATCCTGTGTTGGGTACCAGTCTTCCATCTTGGTAGATCCTTTATTACTGTTGCACTTCTGACAGGATGGTAACAGATTATTAGAATTACTTGACCCAGACCTAAACCTAGGTATAATGTGATCCAGGCTTGTGGCTGGGGCTCCGCAATAACCACAGCAGTGGTCCCAGGACTTGTAGATCTCTTCTCGGAAACGGCGTTTAGCAGACTTTGGTGTGACTTCAATCAGTAAGGCGAGAGGGTCATGCTCTGTTGCGAACATACTCTATAATTGCCATTACCTAATTTTAAGATGGCCTAGCTTCTGTAAAGAAACGTAAACTTCCGAATTCTTTCTTAAGTGCCTGGCAAAGCTAAAAGTTTTGTGTAGTGTAGGGATGCACACGGTTTTTTTCGCATGGCCGCAACAGCTCAATGGGTGACAGCCAATCAAATGGCTGATGCGCTCAGCATTGATCGTCAGACTCTATTCCGCATGCGTGATGACGGTACCCTCAAGTTGGGGCCACATTACGCTGCATTCAAGGGCAAGACCTACTCCAGGGATAGCTACCTTTGGAACCGTGGGTCCGTACAACGTGCTATGCGTAAGCGGCAACAGGAGATGCCTGAGGCAATGGCTTAGCAGGTTTGTAAAAAGCTTTACGCATCTTATAGGCAAGTAATAGTTCAATCACATTGCATTGAACTTCTTTACATGCCATGGCTTCATAAATAAGTAACCAAGCATCTCTCCAGCAACTCTCAAGATTTGGGGGTTGCTTTTCTTTGAGTTGAAACAAAAAAACCCATTGCGGATGCATGGGTCGTACAGGTTTCTTTTTACTTGAG